GCATCATCTTGCAGTTGGCCAAGGTATAGTCCTTGATCCACTGTCCAGAATACACGTCATCTATGATGGCAAAGTCCGGTTTGGTGTTATAGACCTGTAGCATCACTGACTCTTCGCCCCTAGGTCTTTGGTGTATGATCAATTTATGGCTCTGCGGATGCCATGTGAAGTTTATAAAAGACCCAAACATCTTACCTACCAGTTCTTGATATTGTGAGAATAATTCATATGTGGCTAATCCGCCCATGTTAGTAGAACTTAACAAATAGGTATTAGAGTAGGCCAAGTTAAATGGTTCGAATACTGTGCCGCCTGTTCCGTTACCCGTTCTAGATCCCACGCTTCGACGGAATATCTGACGAACCTGTTGTATTTCTTTGGGCAGGATATAATCGTTGATGCTTTCAGTTAGTGTTAGAAAACAATAACTTTCTTCCACAGCGTTGTCGCTGCGCTGTCGAAATACCGCTAGGCTGCGGTTAAGTGCTGTTTCGTAGTGTATAGGGTCTAGTTCTATATCGATCATGCCGTCGCCCAGCATGGCCTTACAGTAGTCGAAAACCTGTTGTTTTGCTTGATCAGTTGTGCTCATGATAGTATTTATCGCAGCGGTAAATATATGACTATGCCAAGACTCAGTCTCTACCGGCCTCAAAAAGGCAATGATTATAAATTTATCAATAATACCGTTTGGGAAATGTTCCAGGTTGGCGGCACGGATGTGCTGGTGCACAAATATCTTGGGCCTGATGCTGCGGTACAGGGCAACACGCCTTCTACTCCCACATATAACACAGACGATCCCTTTAACATACAGGATCTATTGTTCTTAGAAAATCGTGATCGTAAATATGATCCAGACGTTTATCTGCTGAGAGGTGTGTATAATCTTTCAGACATAGATTTCAATCTCAGCCAATTTGGACTGTTTCTGCAGAACGACACTATTTTTATCACTTTCCACATCACAGACACTGTGGAAAAGATTGGTAGAAAAATCATAGCAGGTGATGTGATAGAACTGCCGCATCTCACAGACGAGTATGCTCTAAATGATCTGCAGTATGCGCTGAAAAGATTCTATGTCATAGAAGAAGTTAGTAGAGCTGCGGAAGGATTTTCTGTGACATGGTATCCACATCTATACAGAGCCAAATGCAAACCATTGGTAGACAGTCAAGAATACAAACAGATTCTAGACGGTATCGCCAACACAGACTCGGATCGTGGCGCCTACAATGCTGACATCACATACTATCCTGGAGATATTGTTACAGGCACAGACGGCAAGAAATATCAAGTAACTCAAGAAGTCACTGGAATAGCACCGCCAGGTTCATTAAATAATCCCTACTATGTGATTGCCGACACGCTGAAAGATATCATATCAACCTACAACAAAGAAATGCAGATCACTTCAGCTGTGTTAAATCAAGCAGAAGCAGATGCTCCTAAGAGTGGATATGACACCAGCAAGTTCTATACCTTGCAGAGAGCAGAGGATGGCACAGCAGAATTAACTTCTGTAGATGCCACTGCGGTGACCGTGGATACTGAGACGCAGGCCACTGACGTAAATGGCACACCGTTGGTTGATACAGACGGCAATCCTATCTACGCAGGACAGACTGCTAGCTCAGTGTTAATGCCTGCAGACCGCGATGGCTATAATGGATATCTAACCAAAGATGGTGTGCCACCTAACGGTGCTCCATTTACTGCAGTGAATTTAGCTACAGGTATAGCGTTCCCTATCAATCCCACTGTGGGACAGTTTGCTCTTAGAACTGACTATCTTCCCAACAGACTGTTTAGATTTGATGGCAGACGTTGGACTAAATTTGAAGACAATGTGCGTATGACCATGAACAATCTCGGAGCCAGTGATGTAGCCGTAGGTGGCACCTATGCTGGTAAAGATATTCGTCAGACACAAAAGGCCACATTTGTGAATAATACTACAGTTACTACTATAGATGGACATGAGACAGAAGAAAAACAGAGCCTTACCAAGGCACTTAGACCACAGGCGGACGAATAATGGATTTTTTCTATGACGGGCAAATAAGGCGCTATGTCACGCAGTTCATGCGTGTGTTCATAGGTTTCAAATACAAGGCAGGCAATGGTGATGAGATCAGTGTGCCTGTGAGCTACGGTGACATGACCCGCCAGGTAGCTGCCATAATCAAAGAAAATTCAGAAAATAAAATGCCGTCAGTGCCCAAGATCAGCTGTTATATCAGTGCTCTAGAAATGGATACGTCACGGCTCAGTGATCCTACATTTGTTTCTAAGGTACATGTAAGAGAACGTAGATTCACAGATGCTTCGGGAACTAGAGAATATCAAAATGCGCAGGGTGGCAACTACACAGTAGAAAGACTGGCACCAACACCTTTCAAGATGACCATGAAAGCAGACATATGGACTTCGAACACAGATCAAAAACTGCAGTTATTAGAACAGATTTTGGTATTGTTTAATCCCAGTTTGGAACTGCAGACCACAGATAATTATCTAGACTGGACTAGTCTCAGCACCTTGTATCTTACCAGCACTAATTTTACTTCTAGAACTATTCCTGCCGGTGCAGAAAGTGAGATAGATGTTTGTACTTTAGATTTTGAAATTCCAATCTATATCACTGCTCCTGCTAAAGTGAAAAAATTAGGTATCGTACAGACTATTGTTTCAAACGTGTTTATGGATAGCGGCGATATAGTGGATCTAGAAAGTTTAGTATATAATCGTGCAAAAGGTGCATTTACCACAACCACTAATAGATACCGTGTGCTGCTGTTTAAATCTAATACTGGAAATCTTACAGATAATCAGTACGACCTCACACTGGTCAATCCTGACGCAGCAGTTCTCTCATTGGGACTAGATGCTCAAGAATATAAAAATGGTGAGCCTATAGAATGGGATCGTATCCTAGAAGTACAAGGCGGATATGTTGCAGGCAGCGATGTGTTTTTTCTCAAAGAGGATGACAGTGAAATCGTTGGTACATTTGTGATCAATCCTTTAGATAGGACTGTGTTATCGGTGACACTGGATCCGGATACTTATCCTGCCAACACTGATATTGAAAGCGCAATAGAAACTAGAGGTACCGTAGATGCTATTATCGATCCCTATAAGTACAATCCATTAGAAGTATATGGCAGTTATACAGCGATACCGATAGGCTTACGATTCCTCATGTTAGAGGATGTCAACAACAGTGCTAATCGTGGAGGATTCATCGAATACCCAAGCAATCCTGCAGACAGCACCAACATACCTTATCGCGGACCCCAGGCATGGAGAGACCCCAGTAACAACGACTCGTCGTGGGAAAACCAAGATGGTACAGACCCTATAATCAAAGCAAACTCAATTATAGAATGGTCGGGATCTACCTGGTCTACGATATGGGATCCCGATGATAATACTTTACAAGATGCTGCTGTTGCTGGCCAAGATTTCACAGCGACCTATATCCAAAACATACGTACAGGTATCAAATACAAGTGGGATGGAGAACAATGGCTCAAGGCCTTTGAAGGGGAGTATGCGCCAGGACGTTGGAACTTTAGGTTGATCTGACACTAAGTACACAGATGCAACAGCGTGCCGGACTACTATTCTTAGCTAAAACCACAGGTAGAATTCTGCTGATTCTCGAGGATCAACGATGGACTGTGCCCACCTTCGTAAGATCGGGACCGTTATTGGAAGATGCCGAAAATCTGCTAGACGAGTACACTACCGGTAGGATTCTACCTATTGAATTATATCTGTCAGAGGACCGAGGGTTTGAATACGGTACCTATGTGTGTGTGGTGGATCAAGAGTTTTTGAACTCTGCTGTAAGGACTGTATGCTGGGCCGATCTCGATGACCTCCCCAAACAACTGCATTTGGGTTTAAAAACCACACTAAACAATCAAGTGATCAGAATTAAAATCGAAACTATTATGGAGTTAGAAAATGTCAAACCTATTACAGAAATCTAATAGATTTCAACAAGACTATCAACGGTATCTAGACAAAATTCAACAAATTCCAGAAGGCGAATTTAAACAAGAAGCCAACGGGCTGTTGAACAAATTAGTTGTCGAAGTTAAAAAACTAGATAGCATGCACATTGAAATGGTTATTACTAAACAAATGCCTTCTATCGGCTCGGATATGAGACAAAATATTTTGTCTATTAGACAAAAGTTGGACAATAAACTTAAAAATGTAGGCTAGAACTATCTCAATTAGAGAGCGACGAAGTTCTTGACAGTTATAGTTCCTACCATGCCTAGGTGAGATTGGCACTGATATCTGTAGCCGCCTGATATGGAGGAAGGAATTTTCCAATACAGTGTTCCGCTGGTTTTGGCCTGGGCTGCTGAACCTGTACTAACTGCGCCAGTAGTGCTCACATGCACTAGGCCAGTATCGTAGTTTACTCCAGTGCCGTCTTGTATCAAGAATGGGTGTCCGGAGGCTCCGGCTAAATTAAATGCAATAGTAGTGCCATTGATAGCGTATACGGTAGGATCATCTGCGGTTCCATACTGATCAAATCTATAGGCCGATGTACCATTGGCAGTTACATCCAGCATGGTGATGGCTGGAAGATATATTCGATCTATGGTCAGAGAAGCAGAAACTGCATCTGTAAGGTCATCAAACGCACTGGCGCCTCCTGAGGCTGTGCTGGTGATGGTGATAGTGTCTGTGCCTGCGACTGTGGTTATCGTTATGCCGCTACCAGCAACCAGCGTAAGAGTATCTGTGGCTGAATCAGCCACAACTGAAGTTTGTCCTGCTACTGCTATGGTACTAAAACTGTCAGACCCGCCTGCCGAAACTGAGGCCCAGGTATTGTCACCTCTGAGATAGGTGGTAGCATCTCTGATTCCAGAACCTCCCAATCTCAACACCGGTACAGTACCCGAAGTTAGCTGTGTGGCATTGAGAGCAGTGAGATTGACTCCACTAGCAGTTGGCAGTATTGCAGGAAGTGCTGTGAGATTCGCTCCGCTTACTGCAGGTAGCGTAGATGGAAATCTTGCATCGGGTATAATACCTGAAGCTAACTCTGCGGCATTTAAGGCAGTAAGTGCCGTACCACCGCCACTAAAGTTGGTGGCCGTAAGTAGACCAACATCTGATATAGTTGCAGAGCTGTTTTGTATAATAGTACCAGTGACACCGTCGTAGCGTATGATAGCATTATCAACGTAGCCGCCACCAGAGCTAAGGACATCACCAGTACCTGCTCCTGAAGCTCCCGGCGGTCCCGCCGGTCCTGCTGGCCCCGGAACACCTACCGCACTTGTGGCCTGTTTGGTACCGTCTGCAAATACAATTTCATTGCCTACTATCACATCTGAATCAAAGGCAACTGCAGGTATAAATGTGATCGCGGAACTGTCTGCACTATCTACAGTGGTTCCTACAAATGTTAAAGATCCTATACCGGACACAGTTGAATTGATTGTCACTGTGTCTGTACCCGAATTGGTGGTAATTGTGATTCCAGAACCACCCACCAGTGTAAGAGTATCCGCGGCAGTGTCTGCTGCTATGGTAGATTGTCCAGCTACAGCTATATTGGTAAAACTAGGGGCAGTAGAAAAATCAAATCCACTGGTAATTAAATTCCATGCAGAGCCGGTAAATCGCCAAGATTTTTGACCTTCGGTATAAACTTGGTTAACTGCAGGAGAACTTGGAAAATTTAATGGCATGTTTTATCCTAATAAACTATTTATCGGTTCTTAATTCTAAGACCTTTCACCACTAACCCTGTTGATAGTATTCTTGGTCCAGGCCTGAATCTAGCGTCAATCATCCCTTGATAAATCACTCGAGCATCGCCTCCTTCGAGACTTTCATAATCCAGCCAATTGGCTGTATTAACTGTAGTTGATTCTGTACCAAAGTAAAAATCGGCAGCGTCCTGTGTTTCTAGAGATTGCAGCCATGCTTTGACTTCCACCCAGGTCCAGTCTCTATTCCATTCCAACACTGTGGCTATGAATCCTGTGGCCACAGGACAGGCAGCACTTGTGCCGCTAAAGGCAGCGTCAGTGGTATTTCCGGCATTGACGCTGAGAGTAGCATAGGTATCAGGTCTTGGCCAGTTTGTGGCATAGCTTCTATTGGCTGCCAAGGTGCCATCTGCAGGAGCATACACATCTATGCTGTTTCCTCTATCGCTGTAAGAAACTTTGGCTTCTTTTGAAGTTTTGTAATCATCATCCAATGCACCTATATTGATCACAGGATAAATCACTGCGCCATTGGCATCGGTATATTGTCCGCCTTGTTGAGGGAATCCTCGGCGATTCGTTGTGCCATATACTGCAACTCCAAACTCACTGAACGTGGAATTAGCTAGACTTCCGCCACTGGTGGTGGTAATAAAATTGTTATAGTCGGGATGACTGCTGTTCACCTGTTTTTGATTGCTGTTCCCGGATGCTGCAACAAAAATCACTCCGGCGGTAATCAGTTCCTCTTGCGCTGTGGTTAGTGAATTTGTTTTCATTTCACTTTTCCAGCGGCCGCTATCGCCCTGTGTGCCCATATGGCTCAGCCAATTTATTCCTACTTCGGTGGTATAAGTAGTGTTGCTGGTTGATCTATGAGTGTAATAATAAGTTGCTCCGCCGGGATCTTTGTTGGCTCGATAGCCCCAGCTATTACTTGTTATTGTGGGATTTCTAGTATTAAAAAGAGTGTTCACTGGCTTTACCGTATGAAATATTTTCATTATATCAAAGCCCTGTTCTATGCCTGCACCGTAGCCGCCGTAGAGATCTAACACCCATTTATTAGCGTTATAGGCCCAACCTTGTGTTCTTCCGTAGGTCAGTGCAGCACAACAGGTGCCGTGGTCGCCTTCATTAGATATTGCAGCGTTAGTGCCATTGCAGTTTGCCCTAGTATACGAAGCAGTAACACTCACTGTACCTGCATTTGCAAACTGTGCGCTGCGTTGAGAGTTGTCTGACCACCATGATCTTGCCACTGACTCCACAGGTACCGTGGTGCCGTCCCACCTAGTGATTAATCTTGTTGCAGGATCAGCATTGAACCAATCAGGATCAATGTAATATGGAGCATCCAACACAAGATCTAATAGATCACAGGTGCCGTTGCCTGGAAGTAAATTGCCACCCGTGTATCCGTTAGGTTTTGGCACAGCTGCAAACGGACTAGAATCAGACAGAGAATTGCTTTGGAATTCTGGATGGCCAATCCAGGTGCCGTCATCTGCAACTATGACATCTATGTGCTTGCCTGTCCCGTATTGTGGGATATTGGTATTGACCACTGCATTGTCTGCCAGCGCAGCATCTACCCAAGGATCTAATTTCTGTGTGCATCTATAAAGCTGATATCCAGTTCTGTTGACGTCTGAGGTATCGGGTGTCGATGCTAGTGTGCCGGAAGCTTCAAATTCTCTGTAATTTTTCACCGCAGCAGTAAATCTGTTTACTAAATCCGGTCTTACTGAGTGCAGTTCGTCAGGCGGTGGTGTGAATTCTGAATATCTTTTGTAATCTAGATTGATAAATTTTATTCTTGGATCGTTTTTTAACTGTTCTGCTTCAGCATCACTGAGTAGATATGTGCCTCGAGTAAGACTGTGCAGTTGATCATCTACACAGTCTACAATTCTTTCAGGTACGTATTGGCTTATTTGACCTGTGCGTATTAATTCTGCATTTAACTCATCCCATTCAGCTTCAGTACGGGTGCCTAACTGATAATATTTTTTTTCCATAGCTTAATGCAGATCTACCCATGCGCCAGCGGCACGTCCTTGAAACTTATTTGTTGTGGTATTATATATCATATCGCCGTTGACCGCTGTCAAAAGATCTCTTGCTGCAGATGTAAAAGATGCCATTTTTAAAGGACTTGAAGTTATTTGCACACGGGTGCCTGCTGTTAGCAATATTTCATTATCTGAAACGATTTCAGGAGTGCCCGATCCCTGTGTTGTCAGACTGCCCGTTAATCGTATGTTGTCAACATCGATAGATGTTGTAGTCAACAGATTACTAACTGTTAAGTCGTTCTGTACTGTGAGATCTGATTGCATAACCACAGCAGGAGTAAAAATTATAGCCGACGAATCGGTGGAATCTATAGTTGTTGTTGAAAATGTAACGTTACCAGTAGTTCCACCACCTGTTATAGTGATCGTGCCGTCGCCATCACTGGTTGTGGTTACTCCCCCTGCGCCTACAAATCGTATTGTTTCTCCCGAAGAAATAGATATCTGTGTGGAATCATCAGCAGCCACACTTAACTCGAATTGAGAGGGAGTATTGACCAGATCATTGTAATTGCCAGAAGTTGCTACAGCTGATAGAGATGAAATAGTGGCTAGGTTTGTAACATCGGGATAAGGAAACGTTGGTTGGATCCATTGTCCGGAAGTACCGTCGTCGTAATAAACATAAAGTATGCCGGTGTTGGTATCTAGCCATAAGCTGCCTGAATCTGTAGTAGTAGGCACACTGTCTTCTACTGACACTCCGCCGGTACCAGTACCCGATCCGGGATCGGCTACCGCAATACTATTGCCCATAGCTGTGTGATTCCAACACCAATAGTATAAGACAGCAGGTGTGGCGTTGGTCACTGTGATCCATACCTGTCTAGAAACCGCTGTGTTAAATGCTGAACTATTATAGACTGCCTGGGTTACTGATACACTGTCAAGAAAGTAACGCACATCTACAAGGTAGCTGGTGCCGCCGCCAATGATGCCACTAAGATTATCTGCGGAAAAGTTTAATGGATGTTGGTTAATGGTGGTACCATTGGCATTTGGAAAATAAACGTTGGTTTGATCATCCTGTATGAACACATAGGTATAACCTACCACGAAATTCGGTATCGGACGGTAAACTCCGTTGAGATTATATTTGTTTCCGGTATCTCCACCTTGAGGACCAGTGATTGTAACTGTGTAAGTTACTGTGGCCAACTTTGATTCTGTAGACTTGACGCGGAATGTGTTAGTGGTCACATTGACTAAATCTGCTCGAGATAAAGCTGCACCGCCCTTGGTTGTTCCATCAAACACTCGTAGAGTTTTTACCTCCTTGTCATAGGCGATGTCGCCATTCGACGCAGTTTGTCGATCAAGATACGCAGTTTCTTTAGGATCTACCCTGAGGGTTTTAAAAAAGTTAGAGTTTGACATAGGTATAGTATTTATGCTCTAGCTTAAACAAGTTTCCAGAAATCTAAGTTGATTCGTTCGCTAGTGCTAAGTAGTTTAAAATAGAGGTTATTATGGGTCGATACAGTGATTATATGCGAGATATTTGGGCTATTCAGGCCAATAGAAAAGTCTTAGGAATTACGTTGTTTGGAGTTTTTTTTGATAATTCTAAACCGTTCACTCCTGGTGATCAACTTCAATTAGCAGACGGTGTTGAAACTGCTGTGCAACTACTGTCTCAAAAAGGATATGATTTATTGATTATTTCCGGACAGCCATCAAAGAAAACCAAAAATTTATCTATACAGGATTTTGAAAACATATTGTCTTCTACCAGAGAAGGCGTAGAACGACTAGGCGGCAGAATAAAAAATGCATACTATGCGCCTGGAACAGATAAAAATGATCCCTATGTTAAGCCCAATGCAGGCATGTTTGAAAAAGCACAAAATGAAGGTATGGTAGATTGGTCTAAATCTTATTACGTTGGATTCGAAGCCAACGATATAAAGGCGGCAGTGAAAGTAAAGGCCTTACCTGTATTGATAAAACCTGCTAATAGTGAAGTAAATGTAAAGGCATTGGCATTAACACATCAACTTAAAATTCAGGAATTCCCTAGTCTCTTGGAATTTGCTCAAAGCCTTTAATCAGTATGATTGATTAAGAATAGCATCTAATACCGAAAGTATTATGATCTATTAAGAGTTACATCCGACCCGGTACAACTTACTTCGGAAGGTTCTAGACTCGGCGGAGAAGTATAAAAAGAATTAAGTGCTAAACACTTTCTAGTCTGTTCGCCTTGATTTGGAGTAACCCAATGATGAAGCCAACTAGGAAATATTACTAGATCGTATTGTTTGGGTGTTACAAAAATCTGCGGAGTGTTAAAGAAGTTTGACTCTCCCCTATGCTCAATAGAACCTTTTGGTCGGTTATCTTCAAATACTACATCACCGGTCGCCCCTTCAGGTATACTTAGATAGAACGTACCGCTTAACACACTATTATGATGGTTGTGCATGTAAAGCCCAGCATTGTGCGGATTAAAACTAACCCAACTCTCTGTAATTGCTAGAGTATTATCAGTTACCCCAAGAATATCCTCGGCATATTGATTTAAATGTTGCTCAATAACTTTTGTGAGTTTAGAATTCTTATATCGTTTTGTTAATACTTGTTTATCAGGGGTCATCCAGTTGCCAGCTTTATTGACGATCAGGTCTTTAGAAGAGAAGTACTCTTTATTGTATTCCTCGGTCATTGCATCTATCTCGTCAACGTCGATTAGATCTTTTATATTAACTTGTATATAAGTGATTGGAAAAATGTGGTTATACACTTTATTCCTTAGTTAACAATTTGCCAATTTCAGGCAACCATAGATATTTCATGTCAGAACGTTTCAATGTATCTAGTGCTTCTACAAGTTTTTCAACTAATGGATCTCCTGCAAGATTAAAACTGGTATTGAACAAAATTGGAACTCCTTTAATCTTATCAAATTCTGAAATCAACTCGTAGTAGTGTTTATTTTGTTCGGCAGTTACTGTTTGAACTCTGCATGTTCCGTCAACGTGTGTAATTGCAGGAATTAAATCTCTCTTGTTTTCCAACACGTCGACTGCGTACATCATAAAAGGTGTCTCACTTTTTGTTCTTAGATCAAACCATTCGCCGGCTTTTTCTGCAAGACAGGAACCAGCAAACGGCCTAAACCATTCACGCTTTTTAATAATATTAACAATATCTTTTCCGTCTTTGACAGTTGGATCAAACAATATGCTTCTATTTCCTAGTGCTCTAGGACCAGCTTCACTGCGTCCTTGAAATAACGTGACTATGTTACCTTCAGCAATTAGTTTTGCTACGTCAGCAGCACTGGTGTCTACCACGGTAAAGCCACTGAAATCTGCATTTTCATAGTCAGCTGATCTATCAGGACCTAGATATAAACTTGTTAACGGAGTCTTGGTTGTATTTTCTGATATTAGTCTGTAGATGTATTGACAAGCACCCATGACATTGCCGCCGTCATGACTTACTGGTTCGTGATAAAATTCAATGTTTGGAAATTCTTTTAAAAGTTCGTAATTTGCTACACAATTAAGCCAATAGCCTCCCGCCATGACAATTTTTTTCATGCCGGTAAGTTCTATGGTTTTTCTTATTAAATCAAATACTCGTTGCTCAGAAGATTTTTGTACAGCATAGGCAAGATCTTTTCTATAATCTCCAACTAGTTCGGGATCATCGTGCCAAGATATATTTCCATTAAGTGCTGTTAGTTCGGTATCGAGATCGCACCTTACGTAATTTCCCGCTGGAAAATTAGGCTTGATAAAACTCCTATTATTAAATCTACCATCGTGGATTTTTATGTTTGGATTAGGCTTACCGTAAGGAGCCAGTCCCATAGTTTTACCTGCCTCAATGGCGTGGAATCCTAAAAATTGGGTAACAGCTTCATAACTTTTTACTATGCCGTGCATGTCAGAGATTTCAATATCTATACTGTCATTTTCTTTCAATGTAAAACTATCAATTAGATTAGTGCCATAATTCTTATAGTGGCACTGGAATTCTGCAGGATAATTCATAGTCCAAATTGATTCGACCTCCCATGTTTGGTGCATGAGTTCTTCACTTAGTCTACAACCACTGCCAGCCCCATCAATGATTAGTCCTGCTGCTTCATCAAATCCGCTGTTATAAAAAGCAGTGAAAGCATGTGTGAGATGATGATCATCACCTAATTTAATTGTTTCAACCTTTACATTGGGTTGCATTTTCCTAATAAAACAGGTGTAGGCATCTTCGCCAGTCCACGGAACCTGACCAAATGCGTTTCTTGTACCGCAAATGACAAGATAATCTATATGATCTGTATAATCGTAAGCCAGTAACATGCCTGCAAACGGATTGCCATCGTATTTGAGTCTTGATAACCTGTCTTCTTCAATATAGAAAATTAATTCGGTATCTTTATACAGAGCCGTAGCACCGTTGTGTCCAACATTTATACCTAACATCCACATAATTTATCCTTTGTCTAGAGTTTTTTTCATATGTTTTTTTATTCCAGCAATTATATCTTTCAATTCGTCTTTTGAAAAATTCATCAACATATCATTTAATCTGTCAGCTTCTTCTGATCCAAATCCTGCAATCCTTATTGGACTATACACACGTTTAGCATCTTTCTTTTCCACAATATTAAAATGTTCTGGGTACGTGGTGTTTATAGGAAAAGTGGATCCGCAGATCACAGTACCTGGTTTATTAAATGAATAAGCAATATGTTGTCCGACGCTGTCACACCCGATAAAATAGTCAGCTGCTTCAATAACTGCTGCCCAAACACGTAAAGGCATCTGTTCGTTGGGTTGAAAAATAGGTAAATTTACCACTTCCAATTTATGTTCGCCCATGTAAACAATATTGTATTCTTTGCTTAATTCAGCCACTAGATCCATGAAAGTTGTTTGTTCGATACTTCTTGAACTGCCATCATATACAATGCCAGAAGACATCGAACTACTACGTCCAAACGGTTGTATTACTATCGTTTTTTCTTTTTGATGTTGTTTTCTTACTTGCGTTAGCACGTCTACTGCTACCATTTCTTCGTGCTTACTTAACACAATCAATGGTTTTTTGTTAATTAACGTTCTTTCGCCTAGAATTTCAAACCAAAAACTCTGTTGTAAGCTGCTTTTTTGATTGTAATATTCGTGATCTCTATATGGTTCAGACGACACACAGATATTATCCTTGATCAAAGAATCAAATAATCCTTTATGATTGACATCCCATGCTTTATTCTGTAGTGTAGGGTGTCCGAGATAAAACTCCATTCCGCCCTCACACACTATGCCTGCGAGCTCTCCACGCTTTTCACTTTCTTCGAGCGCAGGGATACTTGCTATCACTCTTCCTGCGCCGCCGTTTATAAAAAATATTTTTTTCATGTCATCCCTTTTCGTGCCAAGTATTTATATGCTAGTATTATACCATCAATTTTTTTTCATTGATATATTGTATTAGAATATCGGCATACTCTCTGTGCACCTGATGATGAAAATGGTTTTTTTGTCGGATCAGCTGTGGGTATTTTTTAGTTCCCCACGAATAGAAACTTTCTTCCCAATCAAAACATACCGTTGGATCAATACCAAAATCAATCGATTGATTAGTTGACAGACAGCAATTAACAAATAGGTGTTTGAATCCTTTCATTTTAAGATAATTATGAAGAGCAATTATCAAGGCTGAGAGTTGTTGTATCTGCAGTTGATCATCCCAAAAATACATAGCACAAAATTCTGTTATCTGATCAGACAGGTTAATGTGTTTAGTATAGTTATTTTTATGCAGTGTTATATCGTGAGATTGATTGGGATTAATAAAGAAGGTTCCAAAATCATGATACTCCTGATCATAGGGATTTACCGAGATTGTGTTTTGCTGTTTTAATAAATGCTGGAACAGGGGTTGTGCAACTATTTCTTTTCTGAATAATGATGTCCATCCGACTATCACAAATATGTCTTCTGCTCTAGACGTTTTTAAAAATTCTTCTAGATCAAAAATAGTTCTACGGAAAATAAATTCATTTGTAGCTGCATTGTAAGCATTGTTGACATAGTCAAGATCAAACGCTGTCGCGATATGATTTGCAAATGAATATTTTTTATTGTCAGGATGTCTGCTGTCGTCTTCAATGGCTTCCATTCCAAACACAAATGAATCACCGTTGGCATACAATCTCTTTGGTTGTGTCATGAAAAATCTATATTTAGAACAGCTCTCACACTTGATTTTGTAGGCGGCTGCCCTGAGTGATATTGGTCGCCTGAAAATAAAACATAGCGTCCTTGTTTTGGTTCAATAGATTGAACTATATTCCATTTTGTAGATTGTTTTTCAAATAGAAAAGTATTACCGTCGCTGTCGAAAGGGTAATATATCAAAACATTGTGCATGATATCTAAATCCACATGCGGTGTTAAATAATTTGTTTCGGGATAACTGTCTGTTTTTTCTTGTAAATTCAGTTTCATTCTATGAATATTTTTGCATGTGAACTTTGTTATCATTAGGAACTTTCGTAAAACATAAGATAGTTCGTAAGAAAATCGATTACAAACTTCATTATTTTCTATTATCATGGCAGACAATTGTGGATATTCTTGACAATTTTTATCTTGGTTGTCCTCTTGTAATTCCGGTCCTACAGAATAATCACATGATGTATATTTTAATTTTTTTGAATTAATTATATCTTGAATTGCTATTTGCTCTTCAATAGTAAGTATGTCGTCATAAATGTTACAATAATCAGTTTTTTGTATTTTCATAATGGTATTTCCGATATCAACTTGAAAGATCTGTATCTATCATCAAATTTGTGAGTCCATGTATTAATTACTATTTCATCAATCTCAAATTTATTAGCCAACTGCTTTATTTTATCACCTACTGTTTCTTTGGTACCTATAATTGCTTTAGATTTCCATAGATTGATTTGCTTCAATTCATCCTGTGTGTAAATGTTTTCGGTCAAATTACTAGGATCTTGTAATGGTTTTCTTTCTCCTTTTAAAAATCCTATACGCCAATGATATCGCGACCGTGCAATAAATTCTGCTCTTTCTTCAGATTCTGCTGCCAATGCCCATACACAAATATTTGCACATGGTTGTTGATATCTTTCGCTAGGCACAAAATTTTCTCTATAGACGTCTAGTGCCTGTGCTAGATGTTCACCGTCATTAAAAAAGTGTGCGTATGAATACGGCAATCCGCGTTCAGCAGCAATTCTTGCACCGTCTATTCCAAACCCCATGATCCAAATGTCTGGACTTGTATGTCCCATAGGATTGGCCGAAACAAGCCCATGGCTGTGAATACTGTCTTTGGGCAAATCTCTACCCTCGGTCCAATACAATAATTCATCTATTTTTTCTTCATAATTTTCATTAGGCATCAAGTTGGGATTCAGTGCCCTTGACGCCAATCCGTCCGCACCTAATCCTCGTCCTATCCCAAGATCAACTCTGCCCGGAGCGATAGATTCAATAACTGAAAATTGTTCGGCTACCTTAAAAGGACTATAGTACTGTAATAACACAGCAGCACTGCCAACCTTGATTTTTTTTGTTACAGAAGCAATTGCAGCTACTAATATTTCAGGGGCAGTACCTGCTACTGAATTACTGTTATGATGCTCTGATACCCAATATCGATGATATCCCCATTGTTCAGATTTTTGAGCGAGCTCTATTGTTTCATTTATTGCCGCACTCTGCGGCATAATATCGTTTACTGTGGATTGATCGAGAATAGAAATTTTCATAATATCAGTTTTTTTCAGCGTAGATATTATCTCTTAAAAATTCATAACTAGTAGGCAATGTTTTTATAAAATTCTCTGTATACAGTTTATGCTTTTCGTAATTCATTTTTGCATCTTCTAAAATTTTTAAATTTGTTCTATGAAACTTATAATATGCCTGCACCATTTCTGGTGTAGATATAGATTTAATACCCATACCTGCTGTAATAAATGTAGCACCCTGCATATCACTCGGATATGTGTTGCTTAAATTTAAATTTGCCAATAAGGTTCCGTACCCTCCATGTCGCAGCACATATTCATCAAATAATTTAGGTTGATATTCGTTGGTTTGTGTGCACCATTTCCAATAAGGTGTGTCTGTTCGTCTTGATAAGCCGTAATGCATTGATACAAAATCTCTGAAACCTAGCAAAATTATTTCAACAGCATAATTAAATCCATTTATCTCTGTGTTTGTAACGTATCCACATCTACGATTCAATACATCGACTAGTCTAATTAAGTTTTCATGTGTTGTTAACAATCCAGTAGATTCTAACGGTTCAATAAATCCATATGAAAGTCCGATGCCTACTACATTTTTTACCCATGCTTTTTTCTTATATCCGTGTCTAATGTCGACACTGCGCATAACAGATTCGTTGACTCGATCCTGTCCAAATTTTTTCACTAGATGATTTTTAAACTCTAGTTTTGCTTCTTCTTTTGAAACAAACTTGCTAGAATAAACATAGCCGGTTCCTATCCTTGACCACAGTGGCGTATTCCAAACCCACCCATTGTTCAACGCAGTACAATCAGTCACATTGGTGATTTCACTCGACTTATCTGAATATTCTATTGGGCATGCCCATGCAGAATCATTGGCCAACTGATCACTGAAAGATATAAAATCTTCACCCATCCATTGCTCTAGCAAAAGAGATTTAAATCCTGTGCAGTCAATCCACAGATCTGATTTGAGAATTTGACCGTCTAGACATTTAATTTGTGTGATATTTCCCTCGGCATCTTTGATACAGCTTTCTATTTCATTGTGTATCAGTTCTACTCCATGCTTGAGAGCAATATTATTTTTTAACCATTGCCCGAACGCCGTAGCATCCATATGATAGGCAGTATCATAATTAAAATCAAAATGTTTTAGACGTGATTGTTTATTTTTAGTTTGCCTGTTATGTTTTGCCAATAATGTGTTGCTGGTATTATAAAATTCTGCGAACGAATCGGGCGGAAACGATTCAGGATATAAACATGATAATTCTGACCATGAATTTAGTCCGTTGTGTTTGTCTTCAAGATCAAATCCTCCAAACGGATATTCAAAATAAGTGCCGTCGTTGTCTCTAAAATTTGTAAAGCGTATACTATTTTTATATGTAGCCTGACAGTCTTTCATCCACATTTCATCAGTTATACCTAACATGTTAAACCATCGATTAATTTGCCCAAGAGTTGATTCGCCTACTCCGATAGTTGCATAATTTTTGGATTCAACAATGGTAATTTTCAAATGCCTACAGAGTTTAGCCAGTGTGGCTGCCGCCATCCAACCGGAGCTACCGCCACCTATAATTGTTACATGTTTAATTTCCATCTGTGTCCTTATATATTAAACGAAAATGCCTTGCGTGGCTCATCGTTTGATTTTTGAAATACTTCGTGCTCTACCCAGTTGTCCCACATTAGCAATAATCCGGTTTTAGGAGGAATAATAACTTGGCTCTGTAATTGGTTAGTGTCAAATTTTGTGAAGGGCCTCGGATCGTGTATGACCAAAGGCGGAACGTCCTGCCCGGCATCTAAATAAAATGTTCCGCTGAATGTACATTCTTGGTGTGCATGTTTTCTTAAAAATGCATGCTTGTGCATTGAACTAAAAAATCCATAGGGCTTAAACATTGATTTTTCATACTCAATCCCCTTGGTTTCTATCAGGGGCTTTGCATAATTTTCTAATAGATAATCGAAGAACTCTAATACAACTAGTTCTGAATTTACTAATAGATTAAATTTTTCATTGGCCAGTGTAGACGGATAATTTTCTGTACCTAGCAATCCACTGTCTGTTAAGCTGGTGTACTTGTTACACAGAGGCAACAACTTTTCTGCAAACTCCAAGTTCACATCTGATAATACTCGTGTAGGAAAAAAATTGTTTATCTTCATACTATTACTGGCAAGCATCCTAGATTAACTCCTGGCGCCATGTTCGTTTCTAAATCTAGTCCAAGAGTAACTCGTTTTTCAGAATAGTCTTTTAGATTTTTTACATAGTGCTTTCTTCTTCCCGGTCCTAGATAAATCTGCCCTACTTTGTTGATTATTTTGTATCTTTCTATATCGTATTCATCAACAAAAACTGTTTCGGTGAATCTAGGTTCTATAGAAACATATCCGTGTAACATAACTTCGTGGTCATGCAATTGTAGTGCTTCTGCATGATCGTGATAATTTAGCCAATTTCGCATCCACAGATTAAATGTAGGAACATTATATTTTTTACAATATAACGATATACATTCATTTAGATCTTTATAAATTTGAAAATATGCAGGACTACCCGATGCATAAACAAATACATTATATTTTTTATATAGCCATGTAACATTGGGTGTCTCAGATTCTAGTCTGTGTTGCAGTGTCTTTGCTATTATGTCTGTCTGATATAAAATTGAATCTATGTTATCTTCTATATACTTTGATTTAAAAAGCATATATGTGAAATCTTCATTGTTTTCCAAAAGTTCAATAGCCATTTTTCGATTTATTCATGTATTGTGTTGCATATATCAGTGCAGTGTGTTTTCCATAATGGTGCCCGTCTCTTGCTTTATCAACAACATCTATGTTTGG